TCATCGCCAATCCGCCCGGCGCCAATGGCACCGATACCGCTTCGAACGGCAACTGGATCGTCGTTGGCTTCAACAACGTCGACACCAAGTCGCTCACCGGCATCGTCTAAGAGGAGCTTAGGATATGGCTATCAATCTCGCACAAATCCGCGATCTCCTCCTTCCCGGTCTCCGTGGTGTTACCGGCAAGTACGATCAGATCCCCGCCCGCTGGCCGAATGTGTTCAGCAAGGGCAAGTCCAATATGGCGCTGGAACGCACCGTTTCCATGCGCTATCTTGGCCTCGCAAAGCTCAAGACCGAAGGTGGGCAGACCTCCTTCGACAACCAGTCCGGCGAACGCTACATCTATAACCAGGAGCACAATGAAATTGCTCTCGGCTATGCGATCACGCGCAAGGCCATCGACGACAACCTCTACAAGGCACAGTTTCAGCCTTCCAACCTCGGCCTGATGCAGTCTTTTGCCCAGACCAAGGAAATCTACGGCTGGAACGTCTTCAACACGGCAAACGTCTATAATCCGGCAATCGGCGGCGATGGTGTGGCTCTCTGCTCCACTGCGCATCCGATCGATGGCAGCACCTTCGCCAACACGCCGTCGGTTCAGGTCGACCTCAATGAATCGTCGCTGCTCAACGCGATGACCACCATTCCGGTCACCTTCGTCGACAACGCCGGCCTGAAGACCTTCGCTCGTGCCCGCAAGCTCGTCGTCCCGAACGCTCTGGAACCGGTCGCTATCCGCCTCACCAAGACGGAACTTCGTCCCGGTACCGCCGACAACGACGTCAACGCGATCCTGTCCACCTCGGGCGGTCTTCGTGATGGCTATGTCGTCTCGGAATTCTTGACCAGCAACTTCGCGTGGTTCCTGCTGACCAACATCGAAGGGCTGCTCTATCTGGAGCGCGTCGCCTTCGAAACGGACATGCAGGTCGACTTCACCACCGACAACTTGCTGGTGAAGGGCTACGAGCGTTACAGCTTCAGCTACAACGACCCGCGTGCAATCTGGGGCTCGTTCCCAACGGCTTAATGGAGGTATGAAACAATGACCACCACAGCCTTTACGGGACCAGTCTCGACGTTCACCCAGAAGATCGACGGCACCGCCAATGGTTACACAGACCAGGGCTATGCCGTCATGTCGCAGGCTGTGCCGTTCACTCAGAACGGCACGACTGCGGTCACGGTATTCGTCGATGTCCCGCAGGGAAGCCAGCTTGTGGACTTCCTTCCGGACATCACGACAGCCTTCGACTCTGCGACGTCCGCCACACTCACGATCGGCTCCGCCGCTGCCGGGACTCAGTATCTCGGTAGCGTCGATGCGAAAACTGCAGGCCGTGCCGCCCGTGCTTATACGGGCGCACAGCTTACCGCCATGCAGAATGTTGGCACCAATCACCGCGTCTATATCACGATCACGCCTGTTGGCGCGACGACTGCCGGCGCGGGCGTTGTCACCGTTCTCTATGTTCAACAGCCCCAGGCAGGAGACACGCCATGAAGGGTCGTAAGGATTGCAAGCGCGCTAGCGGCGGCGTTGTCCCGAAGGATGAATCTCCGAAGGACGTCTATGCCGGCGCTGACTCGAACGTGAAGAAGGAGGCCGACGAACGCAAGGACGGCGGCCGAGTGAAGAAGAAGAAGGAAATGGGCAAAGTCGACGGCAAGAAGTCGAAGATGCGCCTTGACCGTCCGGGTCGGAAGTCCGGTGGCCGCGTTGGCGCCGACTCCAGCCCGCTGTCGTCCGCTGCTCGGGTTTCGGAGCGTGACGACAAGGAAGGTGACTGACTACGCCAAAGGCGGCGAAGTCAAGGATAAGTGGATCGCCGGGGCTGTGAAGCATCCTGGCGCGCTGCACAAGGAACTCCATGTTCCGCAGGGCGAGAAGATCCCAGCCAAGAAGCTCGAAAAGGCAGAAAATTCGGACAATCCGAAACTCGCCAAGCGAGCGCGCTTGGCTGAAACGCTTAAATCCTTCCACTAAGGGCAGGGGCTACGGCCTCTGCCTCTTTCTTCATATGAGGGTAGGCTAATGCCATCTCCGCTTTCCAAATTCGTACCCATCTCGGTTACTGGTACGAGTGCGCCCTGCAATCTTGATTCATCGATTGCCCCGTTCAACGTAGCCATTCAGGTCTATGTCGCCGGCGGCGTTACCGCGACCTATAGCGTCGAATACACGCTCGATGAACTGCTGTTGCAGGACAATACGGCCAATCCGAACGTCCGGTGGACCACAGACCCGCAATTTCCGGTCGGCACTGCTGCGACTGCCACAGGAAACTACATTGCGCCCATCTCTGCGGTGCGCCTGAATGTGGCGACGCTCAGCGGCGGCAATCTTGAACTGAAGATCCGTCAGTCATTCTCGATCAATTGAGGGCGAGCTAATGGCTGGCAATGGTATTTCCTCTCCCGGTAACGGAGTATCCTTCGTGCCTGGCACCGTCGTTCCGTCAAACGGTGCAGTCGTCGTCAATGGCAGCAGCACGATGCTTTCGAAGTCCGACAATACCGGCAACCTCGCTCAGGTGACGGCCAATATCTCGGGTGGATCGCTCGCCAATGTGGCGCTCCCCGCGAACTATGGCGTCCTGCAGGATGGCGGCTCTTCGATCAACTGTGCCCAGTACGACAATTCTGGGACAATTGCAGTCGTTCCCCATGTCAGCGGGAATTCGCCATCGGTTCAGCTCGCCAACGCCACTACGCGAATTGTTATCGATGCGCTACCAGTGACGGTAAAGAATGTTTCCGGCTCCGTTACCGCCTCGGGAACGATCGGCGTCTCTGGTGGAGCCCTTTCTGGCATCACGCTTGCTGCAAGCACTTCACTGGTTTCGAACGGTACGGCTCTCACGGTTCCGGTTACCGGAACCTACACAACGACCATCACGCCGCAGGTGAACGCTAGTGGCGTCATCACAGGCTTTACGCTGAGCTGATCAGATGACATCCAGCGGTACGACCAATTTCAACCCCGGAATCGGGGATCTCACACTTTATTCATACGGCCTTTGCGGCATTCGTCGCGCCGCAATCGTGCAAGAACACTTGCAGGACGCGCGCATAGCGATGAACCTCATGCTGGCCGCATGGAATAACGATACTCCCAATCTCTGGAAGGTCGATCTCGTTGAATTGGCGCTTGTGGAGGGGCAAGCTCAATATGCTGTCGACCCTTCCACCATCATGATCCTAGACGCCTATTGGCGCGTCTTCGATGGGAACGACAACCCAATCGATACAATCATCTGGCCGCTGTCCCGCACCGAATACGCCTCAATGCCGAACAAGAATATGGAGGGCCGCGTCACCAGCTTCTGGTTTGACCGCCTTCTTTCACCTTCCATCACGCTCTGGCAGGTTCCGGACGGCAATGGGCCATATCTGCTCCGCTACTACCGTGTGACGCAGATATTCGATGCCAACCTGCAAGGTGGAGAGACTGCCGATCTGCCGAACCGTTGGCTGGATGCCTTTGCTTGGGGGCTGGCGGCTCGTCTAGCCCATAGCTATGCGCCGGCTCAGGTCGGTCGGCTTGAGGCCAAGGCTCAGATGGCTCTTCAGAACGCACAAGAGCAAGACGTAGAGGGCGTGGACCTATTTATCGCCCCATCTACAGGCGGATATTACGTAAGGTAAATCAATGGCTTGGCGGTTTAAAGGACGCGCGCGTGTAAGCGCATCAAATCCGCAGGCATTTGCCGTGTGCGACGATTGCGGCATTTGGTACAACCACGTCGATCTGCGGTGGCAGATGCAATGGTCCGGGACCAAGCTTCAAAACCTGCGTCTCCTTGTTTGTGAAAGATGCTGGGATGATCCGCAGCCTCAGTTGAAGGCCCGCATCCTGCCACCCGATCCGCTGCCGATCCGCAATCCCCGGCCAGAATATTTTTACATTGATGAAAACACGTTCCTTTACACGAACGATGGTCTGCAGTTCGAGACGAACGATGGCCTGGATCTGGTGACAAACTGATGGTCGATTATCCTACCTATGTTGCTCAGCTTGAGAACATGATCGTTATGGATGCGACTGACGAGGATTTTCCCGTGATCCTGCCGGCTATCATCAATTATGCCGAAATGCGGATTTATCGAGAACTCGACCTGATCTCGACCATATTTAGAGACACCAGCGTTTCTCTGACCACGGCGAATCCTAACGCGACATTGCCGAACACCTTCGTTACAGTACAGGGGATCAATATCCTCACCCCGTTTGCAACGGACCCGGCTATTGCTGCGAGGAACCCACTCGTTCCGACTTCGAAGGAAGTGATTTACGCACTGTGGGGGAACCCGAACACGACAGGTCTGCCGCAGATGTATGCGATGGTCGACCAATGGAGAGTTATTTTCGGGCCGTCTCCAGATAATTTCTACACTATCGAAGCCTATGGCACACTTCGGCCCGCTCCTCTGTCGGCATCAAATCCGACCACGTTCCTGACGACCTATCTTTACGACCTGTTTCTGGCGGCCTCTATGGTCTTCGCCTCAGGGTATATGAGGAATTTTGGTGCCCAAGCCAGCGATCCGCAGATGGGTATGTCTTGGGAAACGCAATACAGCACCCTGAAGGCCTCTGCCAACTTGGAAGAACTCCGCAAGAAATCGTGGTCTGATTCATGGACTTCTTTTTCCCCGACGCCAATCGCCCAGCCTCCACGCGGATAAAATATGCCACTTGAAACAATTGTTCTCGAACTTGGCGTCAACGTCGAGGCTACCAAGACACTTAATGCTGCCGTCATTCAGACGTCGCAGCTTATTCGATTCAAGGCCGCGGGAAAGATGGTCCTTGTCGAGAAGCTTGGCGGATGGACAAAATATTATCCTAATTCCATTGGATCTCCAGTTCGTGCCCTACACGCATGGGAAGGCATAAATTCTGATTTACATCTCGGTATCGGCGCGCAATCGGCGTTGGACGTGATCAGCAATGGGTCTCTTCAAGACGTAACCCCGCGACTCTTAACGACCAATCCAACGCCTAATTTCACAACGACGTCTGGCAGCAATGTCATCGGAATTATCGATCCTGGCATTACTGTATCGATCTACGATAGTATCTATCTCAACACCCCTATAGCGATTGGTGGCCTTGTGCTGCAGGGGGCTTATACGATCACCAGCGTTACCGGTATCAACAGTTATGAGATCCATGCCGCTTCCAATGCAACGAGTTCGGTGGCGAATGGAGGGGCAGTTCCCACCTTTACTACCCTCGTCGGTACTCCACAAATCACGGTAGGACTCGCCAATCATGGGTATACGATCGGTGGGAGCTTTGCAGTTCCCACTCCGACCACGGTCGGGGGACTGACTATTTCCGGCTCATATATCGTTCAGACGGTCGTAAACTCGAATACCTTCACCATTAATGCCACGTTCAGCGCAACGTCCTCTAGTACGGCATCGATGAACGGCGGCAACGCCCAGATAATTTATTTCATAGGAATTTCGCCAATTACGGCACCAGCCGGTTATGGAATTGGCGGATACGGGTTGGGAGGATACGGCATTGGCGTTGCCCCGTCGCCTTCGACTGGATCACCTATCACGGCATTGAACTGGACATTGGATAATTGGGGAGAAATTCTGATCGCGTGTCCGGCCAATGGCCCGATTTACACATGGTCTCCGAGTGGAGGCTATTCGATTGCCACGAAAATAATAAACGCCCCTGAAATTAATGGAGGAATTTTTGTTTCCGACCCATATCAAATTCTGGTCGCATGGGCGTCCTCAATAAATGGAGTTCAGGATCCGCTCCTGATCAATTGGTCAGATTCCGGGGATTACACTAATTGGACCGTCACGGCGCTTACGCAAGCGGGCGGATATAGGATCCCGACCGGGTCTAAGATCATGGGCGGACTTCAAGGGCCACAATTTGCATTCATCTGGACCGATATCGAGGTTTGGGCGATGCAATATATCCAGCCGCCCTTGGTATTCGGCTTTACGAAGCTCTCCAAGGAATGTGGGCTTATCGCGCGACATGCCGCCTGCGTGGTAAACTCAACCGTCTATTGGATGGGAAATAATCAATTCTATATGTACGCCGGCTCTGGCGTGCAGCCGATCGTATGCTCGGTCTGGGATTTCATTTTCCAAGATCTCGATCTCGACAACGTCGATAAGATTTGCATCGCCTCCAATAATGGATTCGGTGAGATCTCATGGTATTTCCCATCACTGTCTGGCGGGAAAGGTGAGATTGATTCCTACGTCAAATACAATTTCGTTCTGAACTGCTGGGACTGTGGCCGTCTCGACCGTACCGCTTGGATCGATCAATCCGTTCTTGGCCAACCTATTGGCGCTAATACCGCTGGTTTCATCTATCAACATGAGGTCACAAATGATGCTGATGGTCAGCCGATGGGCGAATATTTCGAGACTGGCTATACGCAGATAGCGCAAGGCGAAAACCTGACCTTTATCGATTGGATGATTCCAGACTTCCTGTATGGAAAATTCAACGCGCCGCAAACTGCGTCCCTGAATATCACTCTGAAATATACGGATTATCCCAACGGGCCAGTGAAGACAAAAGGTCCTTATGGAATTGATCAGACCACCAAGTTTCGAAACCCGCGCCTTAGAGGGCGAGAGGTGGCTATGCGTATCGAGGGGACCGGGACTGGTTCCTTCTGGCGCATGGGAGGTCTGCGGTATCGCGCAGCGCCGGATGGCAAGAGGTAGCAATGGCAAGCAACGACAATAGTTTCAGTATCCTTGCCGCTCTCCAGCAGGGCGTGCAAGCCTTGAGCGGTATTCGAGCAGTGCTGGGGGCCATTTTCCCGCAAACGTCAGGGACTGCAGCATCCGCAACGGGAGGCTCTGCGACACTGCCGGCCAACCCAGTGGGATTTATCGTTGTGACATTGCCTAACGGCACGAGTGTTAAGGTAGCCTATTATGACTAAGTCGGCAGCGCCAGGAAGTGGAAGCGACGCTGTAGGGGCCGCTATGAGGCTTGCGGAGACGCCATACACGCGGCCAGCGCCAACGATTGGTGCTCTGAAATCGCATGTCGCCGGTCGTACGGATCATCTTCCGATCGATGTCCCGGCCGAGAGCTTCGTGATCCCGGCCGATGTGGTCTCTGGTCTCGGGGAGGGGAATTCGGAGAATGGTCACAAGATCCTTGATCATCTTTTCAATCTCCCAGGCGCATCGGCTCCGGCCGCCATTCATCGCAAGGATGGGGGCGCTGTTCCTATCATGGCAGCCGGTGGCGAATATGTGGTCCCTCCCGACGTAATTGCCAGACTTGGCGGCGGCGATTTGAAGAGAGGGCATAAAATCCTCGAGCATTTCGTTCTGCATACCCGAAAACAGACGATCAAGACGCTGAAGTCCCTTCCAACTCCTCATAAGTGAAAACCCCATATGTCCGAATCTGTTCGCCTCGCGGTCCCTGCCGATGAGGATAAAATCGTTGCGATGATCAGCATGCTACATGATGAGAACGGGCTTTTCCCGTTGTCGGAGAAAAAGGTCAGAGACTACATGAAGCGCGCCTTCAACGGCGAAGGTTCAATGATGGGGGTCATTGGCCCTGTGGGCGATCCAGTCGCCAGCATCTATGTCGGTATCGAGCAGCCGTACTACAGCGACACTTGGTATCTGAACGAGGCGTGGAATTTCGTCCATCCGGATCATCGCCGCTCTGACTATGCGAAACAATTGCTCAATTGGGCAAAAGATGGGGCTGAAAAGCTCGGCATCCCATTGATGGTTGGCATTGTCAGCAACCACCGCACTGAAGCGAAAATTAGGCTTTACGAAAAGCAGCTTGAAAAAGCGGGTGCCTTCTTTGTCTGGAACAGAGAAGCGGTCGGCTCGTGCGCTTGGGACAAATAAGGAACGATAATGGGCGGTAAAAGTTCAACTTCGACTACCAAGACGGAACTGCCTCCGGAGATTATGAAGGCCTACGAAGGCCTCATCAATCAGGCAACGCCGATCTCCCAAACGCCATACCAGCCTTACGCTGGTGGCGTGAACGGGTCTGGTTTCGAGCAGAACCAAGTTACCGGCTTCAATAACATCGCCAATCTTGCCGGTTCTTCGAACGGTGCGTTTAATTCCGCCTCGAATGCACTGGCCTCGACTGCTACACCGACTTCGGCCAGCGTCGGCCAGTATATGAGCCCATATTTGAACAGCGTCGTTGAGTCGACAATGGCAAATATGAACGAGCAGAATGCCGAACAGCAGCAGGGCGTTCTCGGCAATGCTGCGGCGCAAGGCGCACTCGGCGGCAACCGTGTTGGTGTTGCCCAATCCGAACTCGCTCGCCAGCAGAACCTTGCCAACCAACAGACTATTTCCGGCCTTTATAATCAGGGCTACAATACTGCTCTGAGCGCCGCACAGGCCGACAAGGCTGCACAACTCCAGGCCGGATCTGAATATGCCAATCTCGGTCAGACGGCGATGCAGACCAATCTTGCGCAGGCCGCAGCACAGGTTGGCGCCGGTACCCAGCAACAGCAGTGGAATTACCAGCAGTACCAGAACGCAAAATCCTATCCGTTCGAGACGACATCCTGGCTTGCCAATATCGTCGAGGGATTGGGCTCTGGC